ATGACGATCATGCAAGGCACCGACCTTCACTCGAAGCAACTGGAACTGGAACAGGAAAGTACCTCCCTGGGCATCGCCCGATACGAGAAGATGCGCGACAGCCGCGACGAGGGCGAAACCGGCCCCGGCCGTAGGCTGATCCTGGACACCGTGGAAGCCGTGGCCCAAGCCATCGCGACCTTCGTGGCGGACGCTGACACTGGCAAGCCGGGCAAGCGCCACGCCGCCGTGAAGTTCCTGCGGCACCTCGATCCGCATGCCCTCGCCTTCCTGACCTGCAACGTCTGCATCAACGCCGTCTCCGCCGAGACCTCCAAGGCGGTGACCATGGGCGTGTTCCTGGGCAAAGAAGTCGCCAACGAGATCAACTTCCGCCTCCTCCGCGAGAAGCACCCCGGCCTGTACCGCGTGGTCCAGGACCAGCTCAAGAAGTCCACCTCCGGCACCCACTCGACCGCTGTGATGCGCCATGCGGCGCAGAAGGCCGAGGGCGTCGAGGTCCTGGAACTCAACGACAAGGACGCCCTCCTAGTCGGCATGAAGCTGATCGAGCTGTTCGTCGAGGCGACCGGCCTCCTCCAGTTCGTGACCATCGTTCAGGGCCGCAACCGCCACATGCACGTCCGGGGCGACCAGAAAATTCTCGACTGGCTGGACAAGGCCCACGACTGCGCCGCGCTGTATCAGCCGGTACTGATGCCGATGGTCGTCCCGCCGCGCCCGTGGACGACCCCCAGGGATGGCGGCTACCTGACCGACATCGGCGGGCGGGTGAACCTGGTCCGCACCCGCAACAAGGCGTACACCCGCGAGCTGGAACTGGTGGACATGCCCCAGGTCTACACCGCCCTCAACGCGATCCAATCGACCGCCTGGAAGGTGAACCGGCCTGTCCTAGAGGTCGCGCAGACCCTGTGGATGGCCGGCGGTGGCGTCGCGGAACTGCCGGAGCGCGAGCTGCGATCCCTCCCGGATCAACCGGCCCTCCTCGTGTCCGACCCCGACTTCTTCAAGGAACACCATGCCGACGAGTTCAAGGCATGGAAGCGCTCGCGCGCGGAGGTCTACGAAGAGAACGCCCGCAACGTGTCCAACCGCCTCGCCTGTGCGCAAAAGCTCGCCCTGGCGGAGAAGTTCGCCGAGTTCCCCGCGATCTACTTCCCGCACAACCTGGACTTCCGCGGCCGATGCTACCCCCTGCCCCCGACACTGACCCCGCAGGGCGACGATCTCTCCAAGGGACTCCTGACGTTCGCCGAAGGCGTCCGCCTGGGCACGGATGGCGCGTTCTGGCTGGCCGTGCATGTCGCCAACACCTTCGGCGTGGACAAGGTCTCCTTCCCGGAGCGCGTCCAGTGGGTGAAGGAGAACGAAGAGGCCATCCTCGACTCGGCGCTCGACCCGCTGGACGGCCGGCGCTTCTGGCAGGACGCCGATAGCCCTTTCTGCGCCCTGGCCGCGTGCTACGAGTGGCTGGGCTACAGGCTCAACGGAGCGGACCACGTCTCGTGCCTGCCCATCGCCTTGGACGGCTCCTGCAACGGGTTGCAGAACTTCTCGGCCATGCTGCGTGACCCCGTAGGCGGCGCGGCGACGAACCTCGTCCCCCAAGTGAAGCCCGCCGACATTTATACGGCGGTGATGAACGTCGCTCAGGGCAAGCTCAAGGTGCTGGCTGAGCAGGCCCATCCCCTCGCGATTCGGCTGGACGGCCGGCTATGCCGCGACCTGGTGAAACAGCCGGTGATGACCCTGCCCTACGGCGTGACCCGCTCGGGCATGCGCGACCAGGTCCTCGTCAAGATGAAGAAGCTGGGCATCGCCGACGACTGGGAACTGGCGGACTGGTTCGCCGGCATCCTGTGGGAATGCATCGGTGAAGTCGTCGTCGCCGCCCGCGCCGCGATGGACTGGCTCAAGGACGCCTCGAAAGTCGCCTCGTCGGCCGGCACCCCCGTGAGCTGGAGCACCCCGGCTGGCTTCCCTGTCCTCCAGGAGTACCGCGAGGAGCAAGGCGTGCGCGTCCAGGCACACCTCGGGGGCCGCCTGACGAATTTAGTAGTCAACATTGCCGGAACGAAACTCGACCGTCGCCGGCAGACCCTCGGGATCAGCCCGAACTTCGTCCACTCCTGCGACGCCAGCCACATGATGCTCACTACCTGCCTCGCGGCGGAGAACGGCATCACGTCCTTCGCCATGATCCACGACTCCTACGGCACCCACGCCGGGAACACCGCGATCCTGGCGGCGGCACTGCGGCAAGCATTCGTCGATCAGTACAGCGGCGATGTCCTCGGGGCCTTCCGACAAGAGCTGGCCGAACAGCTCCCACCGGAGGCCGCAGCCGACCTCCCCGAACTTCCCCCTGCCGGCGACCTGGATCTGAATTTGGTCCTGGATTCCGCCTATTTCTTTGCCTGATGCATCCCGCTATCGGGACATTCTCGGAGACGCAACGCAAATGAGCATCAACTTCCAAGCAGCCCTGAACACCTACGTCGCCCAGGACACCTACGGGGTCGTCCTCGGCATCTACGACCCGGCCAAACACGGCACGGTCGAGGAGTTCAAGCACGCCATGACGGCGGAATTCACCGCCTGATGCGTGAGCGCGTAAGCGACGCGCTGCACAGCCAAACCGCCGAGAGCGCCGCAAATGGCGCTTTCGTCGTTCTGGACGCCGTGCAGCACCTGGGTTCCCCGGCCCGACAACTGATCGGCCTGGGCTGCGCCATGCGTGTCATCTGCGACACCTTGAGCTTCGACCCGAACGAAATCTTCCGTGTGGTCTCCCGCATGGAACAGGACTGCCGCCACCGGCAGGTCAACACGCTCTCTGCGGTTCGCAAATACGCCGAGAACGAGATGCGCCAGCTCATCCCATGAGCCGCGATCCCATCACCGACGCCTTCCTCGACGAGCTGTTGCTCGAAGGCGCGATCCACGAAGCCGTGTACGGCGTCACTCCGCTCGACGTGGAGACCGACCTGCTGCGCCACGGCGTATTTCCCCACCCCATCAACGAGTAATAGAGCCAATGAGCAACCAGAAACGTGTCCGTATCGTCTCGCCGAAGGGCATCGCAGTGTGGCCCCGTCTGAATGAGCCGGACACCAAATTCAAGCAGGAAGGCGAATACACCGTCGCCCTGGCCTACGACGGCGACGACGCCGCCTGCAACAAGCTGATCGCCGGCCTGGAGAAGCTGCGCGACGAAGAGTTCGCGAAGTGGCTGTCGGAGAACCCGAAGAAGAAGAAGGCCGCCGAGGTCGCCCCGGTCTACACCGATGAGGTGGACGAGGAAGGCGACGAGACCGGCCGCAAGCTGTTGAAGTTCAAGATGCGTGCCTCGGGCATCTCGAAGAAGACCAAGAAGCACTTCACCATGAAGCCGGACATCTTCGACGCCCAGGGCCGCAAGATGGCCAACCCGCCGCAGATCGGCGGCGGAAGCGAACTGAAGGTCTCCTTCGAGGTTGGCGGCTTCTTCGTCGAATCGGCCAAGAAGTTCTACCTGACCCTGCGCATGGTCGCCGTCCAGGTGATCGACCTGGTCGAGTTCGGCTCGCGCAAGGCCGGCGACTATGGCTTCGGCGAAGAGGAAGGCTACACCGCCGACGAAACCGCGCAGAAGCCGAAGTCGGACTTCGACGACGCCGACGATGGCGAAGACGAGGACGGCGACAGTTCGGAAGGCGATGACGGCGACTACTGATCCGTTGGCATCGGTCATGGGTATTGCGAAGGAGGCCCGTCTGCGGGCCTCCGTCGTTTTCCCCTTCAACCCCGTGCCCGCCTCACGTCCCCGCGTCTCGCGCTGGGGCGTCTACTACGCCAAGACCTACAAGGACTGGAAGGCGCTCGCAGAGGGCCACCTGGCCCCCGGTGACGCCGGCATCCGGCCGGCCGATAGGGTTTTAGTAGTCATCATTGCTGTAGCCAAACGCGCCAAGACTTCCAAGGCCACCTTCGTCAACGGCGACGTGGACAACTTCGCGAAAGGTCCCATGGACGTGGTGACGAAAGCCACCGGCTACTGGGAAGACGACAAGCAAGTCTCGTGGCTCCTGACGGGCAAGCGCTTCGCTGAACCAGGCGAAGAGCCGCGCACCGAAGTCCACATTTACACCATCTGATGCGACTCAAACCGCTGACCTCGGCGGACACGTTGTTCATCCTCGCCAGCATGAGTCGCCCTGAGCAAATCACCTCGGGCGAAGAGCTGGCGCGTGTCCACCGCAATCAGGGCTACTCGAAGATCGCCTGCCATTTCGTCATTGAGCGAGACGGCGCGCTGCATCTCGGCCGCCCTTTGAACCAGCCCGGCGCTCTGGCCGGCAAGCACAACCACTCCGCATACCAGGTCTGCCTCCTGGGTGGCGTCGATGACGCCATGAACCCTGCGGACAACTTCACCGAAGCGCAACGCACGACGCTCGACCGACTGATCGCTCAGTACGGCTTGCCTGTCGTGTGGGCGCACGACTTTCCCAACTAGGAGTTACCCATGAAGCCGCTGTCCCCGCAATGCCAGGTGGTCCTCAAGTACCTGCGCGACCACCAGCACATCACCCCGTGGCAGGCCGAAGGCGTGTTCCGCATCCGCCGCCTGGCATCCCGTATCGACGAGCTGCGCGCAGCCGGTTACGCGATCCAGAAGTCCACCCAGGAAGACGCGAGCGGACAGCGGTACACCCGGTATTCGCTGACCAAGGAACAGCGCCGCGCCACGCGCCCGCTGCTGGCTCCGCGCCAGGCCCCCGCTCAGTTCCGCATCGACAAGGTGCTGAACGCCTACCGCGACTACTGCCGCACCGAACTCGACCTGTATGACGGCGATCTCGACACCGAGGTCGCGGCCTTCCGCACCTTCCTGGAGAAGCACGCAGCATGAACCAGACCACTACCGTCATCCCGTCCACCATGCGGCTCGCCTTCGAGGCTGCTGTCCAGGGGGACGTCCGCTCGGCGCGCAAGTCGGGCAACTTCCAGCGCGTGAAGAGCGGCCTGAACCGCCGCCTTGGCATCTCCTACCGCAAGCGTATGTGGTCGGTGGAGCGTGCGGGGAAGTAACCGGGACAACGACAGCGAGTTCTTGCAGCACATCCCCTGCGAGAACTGCGGCAGTTCTGACGCCAACTCGCTCTACACCGATGGGCACCAGTTCTGCTTCGCCTGTGCCGCATACGTCCCCTCCGACGAGGAGGGGGCGCAACCCACGCAATCCCGCAGGACCACCATGACCGACTTTGCACGCGGCGAACCGGCCGCGCTCAAGAAGCGTGGCCTGACCGAAGAAGCCTGCCGGAAGTACAGCTACTGGCTCGGCACCGACAAGCACGGGAAGACCGTGCAGATCGCAACCTATCGCCGCGACGGAGAGATCGTCGCGCAGAAGCTGCGGTACCCCGACAAGAAGTTCTCCTTCATCGGGGACAGCAAGGGCTGCGGCCTCTACGGCCAGCACCTCTATAACCCAGGCCGTCGCCTGGTCATCACCGAGGGCGAGATCGACGCGATCACCGTCGCCCAGGCTCTATCACTCAAGTGGCCTGTGGTGTCCCTGCCGAACGGCGCACAGGGGGCCACCAAGGCCATCGCCCGTGAACTGGAATGGGTCGAGGGGTTCGACGAAGTCGTCCTCATGTTCGACATGGACGAGCCGGGGCAAAAGGCGGCGCAGGAAGTGGCGCTGATGCTCACCCCCGGCAAGGCCAAGATCGCACAGCTCTCGGCCAAAGACCCCTCGGAGCTGCTGCAACGCGGCGAAGGCGAGGCCATCGTCCACGCAATCTACCAGGCACAGACCAAGCGCCCGGACGGCGTGGTCACCTTCGGCTCCCTCAAGGAGAAGGCGCTGACGGCGGTCACCATGGGGATGCCCTGGCACGACCCGCGACTGACCGAGCTGACCTACGGCAAGCGCTACGGCGAGGTCTACACCTTCGGTGCTGGCACCGGCATCGGCAAGACCGATTGGCTCATGGAGGAAGCCGCGTTCATCGCGCAAGAGACCGGCGACCGCGTCGGCCTGTTCTTCCTCGAACAGCAGCCGGTGGAGACCGCGAAGCGCATGGCCGGCAAGGTCGGCGGCAAGCGGTTCCATGTTCCTGATGGCACCTGGACGCAAGACGAACTCGTCGCTGCCTTCGAGGTTCTGGATCAGGGCCAGGTGTTCGTCTATGACCACTTCGGCTCTACCGACTGGGACGTGATCGAACAGAAGATGGGCCACATGGCCGTCGCCGAGGGCGTCAAGCACATCGTGCTGGACAACCTGACGTCGTTCGCTGCTGGCGCGGAGGACGAGCGGAAGATGCTCGAAGACACGATGGCGAAGATCGCGCAGTTCGCGCAGCGCCACCTCGTCTGCATCTACCTGGTATCGCACCTCGCCACCCCGGAGGGGAAGCCCCACGAGGAAGGCGGGCGCGTGATGCTGCGCCACTTCAAGGGCAGCCGCGCAATCGGCTTCTGGACGCACTTCGCCTTCGGCCTTGAGCGCAACACCCAGGCCGAGAGCGAGTCCGAACGCAACTGCACCACCTTCCGCGTCCTCAAGGACCGCTTCACCGGCCAGTCGAACGGCAAGGTCCTGCACTACACCTACGACCACGCGACCGGCCGCCTTATCAACTGCGAAGAGCCGTCATTCGATGACGACGATCCGCCCTTCCGAGACGAGACCGGTGTACGGCCCTCCGACTACTGACGGCCGCGCGGTCGTCGGCTTCATCCCCGAAGACGCACCGCTCTCGTTCGCCGAGAGCTTGGTGCTGCCCTACCAACTGCCACGTTCGGACCAAGCCTGCCGCGTCATGTACGGCAAGCCGGGTCGCCGCATCACCATCCACATCAAAGCTGAGGAGCTACCGCAATGAAGGAACTGATCGCCCTGTTCACCGCCGTCGTCACCGCCCCGTTCCGCCGCAAGGACACCGTCGAGGGCCTGGTGTTGAACATGGAGGCCCAAGTGGACCGCCTGCTGACGGTCGCCGACCGCGAGCTGCGTGACGCCGAAGGTCAGCGCGAGCGCGCTGATGCCGCCGTGCTGAAAGCCCAAGCTCACGAAGAAGAGGCAAGGCGCGCCGAGCGCGTCGCCAGCCGCATCGCCAGCCTGATCCGCTAAGGGGACCACATGACTGCCGAGCAGCACGCTCGGTCCCTGTTCGACGTGTTGCCGGCTCAAATCCGCCACCTGGTTGTCCTGGGTGGCGGGAGTCTGCGCGCGTACTACGATGGGACCGCCATCAAAGACATCGACTGCTTCTTCAAGAGCTGCCCTGACTACTATCGCGCGGTGTTCGAGCTGAATGCCGAGCCAGGCTGGGTCAGCGAGGATGCCCCGCCCGGCATCCACAACTTCCGCTCCCCCTGCGGCAAGCTCGTCAGCCTGATCGGCTTCGAGTTCGGCACGCCGGACGAACACTGTGCCCGCTTCGACATGCGCTGCTGCGCACACGTCGCGGTGTGCCTGGGTGAACAGGTCATCGTGGTGTCCCACCCGGACGCCATCGTGGACGCTGCGAACAAGCTGCTGTTCGTGCTGAACAACAACGGCACTGAACGCACCATCCGCCGCATCACCCACTACGTCGAAGATTACGGCTACACCCTGCACCCGGATCAGCCGGAGCAGGAGGGTGCCTACGAGGACGACTACCCCGGCCATGCGCCGCCGGGCGTCCAGCACCCACCCAAAGCACCCGAGCCGGACTACATCATCCGCGCACGTCGTCGCGTTCGCGCGATCCCCGTCACCAGTCACGGCTACCCGTAAGGAGGCAGGTCGTTGCTCACGTTCGACTGTGAAACTGACGGCCTCCTCGACCAGCTCACCACGATTCACTGTATCTCCCTCCAGGAAGTAGACGAGGCCGGGCAACCGCTCGGCCCCGTTCTTTCAGCCAACGACCACGGCACGGGCGAACTGACGATCCGTGAAGCAATCGAGAGGCTACAGAACGCCGACCGCGTTGTCGGCCACAACATCGCCGGGTTCGACATCCCGGCAATCGCCAAGGTCTATCCTGGCTTCAAGGTCAAGGCGTACTACGACACGCTGCTGATCTCCACGCTGATCTACCCGGACCTCAAGGACCGCGACTTCAAGGCACGAAAGAAGCAGGGTGCGAACCCTGTGTTGCCCGGCAAGATGATCGGCCGCCACTCCCTCGAAGCCTGGGGCTACCGCCTCGGCGAGTGGAAGGGTGACTACTCGCAGATGATGAAGGACCGCGGCCTAGACCCGTGGGCGCAGTGGTCTCAGGAGATGGACGATTACTGCGACCAGGACGTCGTGGTCACCACGAAGCTGCTGGCGCTGCTGCTGTCCAAGGGACTGCCACAGGAAGCCATCGAGCTTGAGCAGTCCGTCGCACCGATCCTCTCCCGCCAGCACCGTTGGGGCTACCTGTTCAATCAGGAAAAGGCCCGCGAGCTGGAGAAGGTCCTGGTGGTGCGCCGCGCCCTGCTGGGCGATCAGCTCCGCGACACCATCGCGCCTTGGAAGGTCGTCAAGAAGCGCTTCATCCCGAAGCGAGACGACAAACGACGCGGCTATGTCAAGGGCGTCGAAGCCATCGTCTACAAGGAGGTCGTCTTCAATCCGGCCTCGCGCGCGCACATTGCCGACAGGCTGTCCGCCCTCTACGGCTGGCGTCCGGTGGAGTTCACCGAGAAAGGCCAGGTCAAGATCGACGAAGACGTACTCGCTCCGCTCAAGTACCCGATCATCCCGCTCCTGCTGGAATACTTCATCGTCAACAAGCGCCTCGGCCAGCTCGCCGAGGGAGACGAAGCGTGGCTCAAGGCGGTTCGCAAGAACGGCCGCATCCACGGAAGCGTGAACCAGAACGCCGCCGTCACCGGCCGAATGACCCACTCGAAGCCGAACATCGCTCAGGTTCCGAAGTGCGGTGTCCCCTACGGCAAAGAATGCCGTGCGCTGTTCACCGTTCCAAAGGGCAAGCGCCAGGTCGGCGCGGACGCCAGCGGCCTCGAACTGCGATGCCTCGCGCACTTCATGGCCCGCCACGACGGCGGCGAGTACGCCAAGGTGATCCTGGAGGGGGACATCCACTCCGTGAACCAGGCCGCTGCCGGCCTTCCTACCCGAGACAACGCCAAGACGTTCATCTACGCCTTCCTCTATGGGGCGGGCGACGCAAAGCTAGGCAGCATCGTGGGCAAGGGCCGAGTGGTCGGCGCACAGCTCCGCGCCAAGTTCCTCAAGGGTCTGCCGGCTCTGGAGAAGCTGGTCAAGGGCGTGAAGAAGCGAGCCGGCGAAGTCGGATACCTCATCGGCCTCGACGGCCGGAAGCTGCACATCCGCAGCGACCATGCCGCGCTGAATACGCTCCTACAGTCGGCCGGTGCGCTCGTGATGAAGAAGGCCCTGGTGATCCTCGACGCTGACCTACAGTCTGCAGGGCTGGTGCCAGGCGTCCACTACGAGTTCTTGGCAAACATCCACGACGAGTGGCAGATCGAGGTGGACGAAGACAAAGCCGAGTTTGCCGGCAAGACCGCCCAAGCCGCCATCCGCAAGGCCGGCGACTACTTCGGGTTCCGCTGTCCGCTCGACGGCGAGTTCAAGGTGGGAGCCAATTGGGCCGAGACGCACTGACCCGTGGCAAGCGGGAAGTAGCGCTCGCGCTCGTTCGTCAAGCCAAGCGCCGGGCAGTAAGAAAGGACCTCCCCTTCGACCTCGTGGCCGAAGACCTGCTGGTCCCTGACTACTGCCCGGCCCTGGGCATCCCGCTGTTCCGCGCTGCGGGCCGCAAAGCACAAGGCCCGAACTCACCCTCCCTCGACCGCATAGTTCCGGACCTCGGCTATGTCCGGGGGAACGTGCGTGTCATCTCCGCACGCGCCAACCAGATCAAGAGCGACGCCACCCCGGCCGAGCTGCTGCGCGTCGCGTGCTACTACCAGGAACACCAATGACGTGACCCCTGCAACCATCCTCCGCAGCATCGGTGTTCTCCTGCTAATCGCTGCGCTGGGCGCTGGTGCCTACGCGGTGCACACCTACCGCTCCGCAATGGAGCGCGTCACCAAGCTCGAAGAAACAGCCGAGCAGTTCGACGAACTCAAGCAGTCGGTCGCCACCTTGAACCGGGAGGCGATCCGACGCGCCACCCTCGACCAAGCCATCCGGGACTCACGCAGCCGCGTGGAGCGTTCCGTGGAGACCATTCGCAATGAAGACCCTGCTGTTCGCACTTATCTCGATGAGCGCATTCCTGACGGGCTGCGCAACGCACACCTCGGTGCGCGCAAGCCCTGAGCAGTTCCTCCAGCCGACCGTGATTGCGGGGACTCACAAGTCCCTAGACGCGGTCATGGCTGACCCGACAACCACCACCTACGACCTCTACCGCTTCGGCGGGAACGCGGAAGACGGCCTCATGCGCTGCAACGCCGACAAGACCAGTGTCCTCGAAGTCCTCAAGGAATCGAACTGATGAACTCCAAGGCACCCACTCTCATCATCGACGCGGACGTTCTGCGCTATCAGCTCGCATTCTCGAACACAACGAACATCGACTGGAACGGCGACGGCAACACCGTCGAGGCAATCCAGCCCGAGCGCGCGAAGGTGAAGCTCGACGAGTTTATCGAGGAGCTACTGGAGAAGTTCGGCACGACCAAGTACGTCCTGGCGCTGTCCTGCAAGAAGCACAACTTCCGAAAGGACGTGAAGGACGACTACAAGGCCAACCGCAGCGAGAAGCCGAAGCCCGCCCTCTGGTACATCCTGGACGAGTTTGTCTACCGGGAATACGCCGACAAGATCGTCGAGATCGAGAACCTAGAAGGCGACGACATCCTGGGCCTGCTGATGACGCACCCGCGCCCGAAGCGATGCCCCGGCAATCGGATCATGGTGTCCATCGACAAGGACATGCAGACGATCCCCGGTCGCCTCTACAACCCGAACAAGCCCGACCTCGGCACGCGGACGATCAGCTTGCATGACGCCAACCTGTTCTGGATGAAGCAGACCCTCACGGGCGACCAGATCGACCACTACACCGGGTTCCCCGGCATCGGCCACAAGCTCGCCGACGAAATCCTGATGCCGATCCACGAGGCCAACCTGGACGAGACCCCCGAGGTCCACCTTGCCGCCCTGTGGGACGCCGTCAAAACCGCCTACACCACCCGCATCCCGCGCGGCGGCGATAAGCCGCTCACCGTCAAGGATGCCGTCATCCAAGCCCGCCTTGCGCGCATCTTGCGATATGGGGACTACAACCCCAAATCCCGCGAGGTCAAGCTGTGGAAGCCCCCTCGTTAGCCGGAAGGAACATATCGTGTTCTTCGACGAACTCGAAGAATATATTGAAGTAGATAAGCTCAAGGTACGCTTTGTCTATCTCCCGTTCCTGCCGGTTGTGAGAACGGTTGCCTGTAACGGTCACCCACAGATGATGCTCGGCAAGGATGGCGTGAGCGATTCGGTTGCGAGAGTCCGTAATGTGCTCAAGTCCGAACAGGATGTCCGGGCGCACGCCTTTGCTCTTCAATCGCTTTCGCAGAATACCAAGCGACATTGCTTCGACCTCGTCGAAGTCTTCGTCAAACTTGTCCACTAGAACGCGCTTGGCCCCCATTTCTAGCAGCTGGGCATTTGCCATATACATCCCGAACTTCTCCAAAAAGTTCAGATCGTTATAGCCCTGCGTGCGTCGGGTGAACTCATCTTCGACCCATTGCGGGTTAGTGGGCCGGACTTCTTCCTGCATATAGCGGTTCCATTCGCAATTGTTCCCTGAATCATAGCCCCCTATGGCCCGCCAAGTGCGGGCCTTTTTATTTCTGGAGTCCCCATGAAGATCATCGGAATCACCGGCCGCGCCCGCAGCGGCAAAGACACCCTGGCCGAGTTCTTGGTCAACGACCATGGCTTCGTGAAGCTGTCCTTTGCGGCACCGATCCGCTCCTTCGTGGCGGACATCACCGGCTTCCCCCTCGCGGCCATGGAAGACGGCCCGGAGAAGGAGCAGCCCCTCGACTGGCTGGACGGGCAGACCCCGCGCCACCTGATGCAGACCGTGGGCACCGAGTGGGGTCGGAACATGATCGACCGTGACCTGTGGATCAAGGTCGTGGAACAGAAGATCCGTCAGGCGCGCCGCGATGGCGCGACGGGAGTGGTCGTTTCCGACGTCCGCTTCGACAACGAGGCCGACTTCATCGGAGCCTGGCAGCACGGCGTCGTGGTGAAGGTGGAGCGCGACTCGGCCATCCAGGTCGGTGCCCACTCCTCCGAGAACGGCGTGTCCCCCGAACTGGTCCACCTGGTCGTGGACAACAACGGCCCCCTCCACTCGCTCCGCAACTGGGCCGCAGCCCTCGCCGCCTGACGGCCGGGGTTTAGTAGTCATCATTGGGGGAAACGATAGTTTCCCCATCCTAAGTACACATAGGACAACTATGGATATTCCTACGCATTCCTACGACCTGATCGACCGCCTGGACGAGCTGTATCCCGAGGCGATCTACGACCCAAAGGACTGCCGGGAGTCGTTCCTTCTCCGTCAGGGCGAACGCCGCCTGATCCTCAAACTCAAGGAGCTGCGCCTCGTGGAGCAACGGGAGCGCCAACACCGCTAAATGTGCAGTAAGCCCGACATGCCGGACGCGGAGGAGAAAGACCCTACCCTCCTGACCCGCCAGGACACCCAGCCCACAGGGCAGGCAGCAGCCGCCCGTCGCCGCTCGAAGGTGCGCCTTGACCTGAACAACTCAACCTACCAAGGACTGACCATTCCGAATGGCGAATGAGCAGTCCTCGGCCGAACGTACCACGGCCGCCCAGCGTTACGCCGACCTCAAGTCCAACCGGAAAGAAGCAGAAACCCGCGCCAAGCGGTGCGCCAAGGTAACCCTCCCCCGCCTTTGGGTGGACGAGGGTGCCAAGTCCCGCGCTCCCGGCTCTGCCTTCATCGACACTGGCCCGAAGTGCGTCAACGCGCTGTCCTCCAAGATTACCCTGGCGTGGCTCCCGCCCAACGCCGGCATCTTCAAGCTCTCTCCCGACCAGGCCGATGCCGAGAGCATCGCCGAACAGGCGGGCGTTGAGACCTCCGAGCTGGAAGCCGCCCTCGGCGACGTCGAGCGTCTGGTCATCAACGACCTGGAAACCAGCGGCATTCGCTCTGCCCTTTCGGAAGCAGCGAAGCACGCCATCGTCACCGGCAACTTCCTGCTTTATGACCCCGACGAGGGGATGCCAAAGCTGTACCCGCTGACCTCCTACGTCATCGACAAGGACGGCCTGGGCAACACCCTTGAGATCATCACCCTCGACAAGATCGCGCCGGCCATGCTGCCGGACGCCATTCGAGCCGCAGTGGTGCAGAAGCTCTCCACGGAGCGTGACGCGAAGTCCAAGAATGACGACGTCAACCTCTACACCTGGATCACCCGTTCAGACGACGGGACCAAGTGGGAGGTCGTTCAGGAAGTCGAGGGCGTCGAGGTCCCCGAGACCTTCGGCACCTACCCCATCGACGCAAGTCCTTGGATCGTGGTGGCGGCCCCGCCGTCCCTCACCGACGACTACGGTGAAGGCTTGGTATACGACTACGTCGGCTCGTTCGAGTCGCTGGAATCGCTGCGCAAGGCAATCCGCAAGGGTGCCGCTGCGATGGCGAAGATCATCATGTTCCTCAAGCCCACCTCGGCGATCCGCGAGAAGCAGCTCACCGAAGCTGAATCCGGCGCTGTCCTCCGTGGTGACGCCAATGATGTATCGACGCTCCAGCTCGAAAAGGCGTACGACCTGAACTTCGTCCGCACCGAAGCGGACCAGCTCAAGCAGTCGCTGGAGATGATCTTCGGCGTGAAGTCGTCCGTGCAACGCCCCGGCGAGCGCGTGACCGCCTACGAAATCCGCACCATCACTCAGGAACTCGACGATTCCCTCGCCGGCTTCTCTAGCATGTCGGCAGAGCAACTTCTGCTTCCGCTGATCCGTCGCCGCCTGGACAAACTCCAGAGCGCCGGCCGTCTGCCGCAGCTCCCTCAGGAACTCCTCAAGCCCCGTATCACGGTCGGCATCGCGGCCCTGGGGCGCGGCCACGACATGAACAAGCTGATCGAGTTCGGTGAAGCCGCCAAGGCGCTCATCGGTCCCGAGGAAGTCGCCCGCCGCCTGAACTCTGGCGAAGCCATCGCCCGCCTTGCATCTGCATCCGACATCCCCGCGAAGGGACTGATTCGCTCCGACGACGAACTCGCCGCCGATCAGCATAACGGAGCAATGCAGGAAGCCATGGTCCGCGCCGCACCGAACATCGCCTCCGCGATGACCCAACCACCCACTCAGTGAGACGTACATGAGCGAACAGACCGCAGCCACCGCGCAGGAAACCCAAGCCCCGAAGGGCAAGACCAAGGACCTGCCGGCCTTCGAGAAGAAGGGCAACATCGAGATCACCCGTAAGCCGAACGGCCTGGTGATCCATAACGCCGTCGCTCCCGAGGCGAAGTAATGAGCCAGCCGGGCAAGTCCGAAACCATCGTGAAGCTGGACACCCCGCCCGTTGGCGACCAGCAGCAGCCGGCGACGGCTGCGAGCGGCGATCAGCCCCGCTTGTATGGCGGCAAGTTCGCAACCGTAGAAGAACTGGAAGCCGCATTCGCGGCCTCGCAACAGCCGGCCGACGACAAGGCCGGCGAAGGCGGCAATGCCTCCGACCTGACGGTCGAGGATGCCTCCGAGGACGACGCACGTGACGCGCTGTCCAAGGCCGGCCTGAATCTGGATGACTTCGCCACCGAGTTCAACTCGACCGGCGCGCTGTCCGAGGCTTCTTACGAGAAGCTGATGAAGGCCGGTTACTCCAAGGACCTGGTGGACGTCTACCTCGACGGACTGGGTGCCCGCCGCTCCAACTACGAGAACTCCGTGTTCTCCGCCGCTGGCGGCGCGGACCAGTACAAGGGCCTCGTCCAGTGGGCCAAGGTCAACCTCAATGCCGAACAGAAGCGCGCTTTCAACGAAGCCGTCACCAGTGGTGATGCAGGCCGCGCTGCGCTGGCAGTCCAGGGCGTCGTTGCCCTTCGTGGTGGTAACGGTCGGCTGATCGCCGGCAAGACCGCCCCGAACGCCGACGTCGGCCCCAAGCCGTTCCTCTCGCAAGTCCAGGTCACCGACGCGATGCGCGATCCGCGCTACTCGCGCGACCCGGCATATCGGAAAGAAGTCGCCGAGCGCCTGCGCGTCAGCGAAATCTTCCGCTAATCAACCCCCTCTACTACACAAAGGAATTACATGAGCGACGCAAATCCGTCCCGTATTGGCCAGGCACAGGGCCAGGGCGACGCCTGGGCACTGTTCAAGCAGAACTACATGGGCGAGGTCATCACCTCGTTCGTGGAGAACTACAAGCTGGAAGGCCGCGTGACCAACCGCAACATCGAAAGCGGCAAGTCGGCCTCGTTCCCGAACATGGGCACCATCGGCTCCGAGTACCACGTGCCGGGCACCGAGATCAACGGCCTGATCGTCGAACACAACGAGACGATCCTGACCCTCGACCCGATGCTGATCTCGCACGCCTTCATCGCCAACATCGACGAAGCGATGAACCACTACGACGTGCGTTCGGAGTACACCCGTCAGCAGGGCCTGGAACTGGCACAGAAGCGCCAGCTCAACGAGCTGCGTTGCGCCATCCGCGCCGCGCGTGTCACCGAAGGCAAGGTCGAAGGTCAGCCGGGCGGTGCCATCATCACCGCTGCCGCCATGGCGAGCGACCCGTCCATCCTGGCCGACGCCTTCCGCCAGGCGCGCATGATCTTCGATGAGAAGCTGCTGCCGGACAACGCCAGCGAGTTCACCGGTGCCCTGTCGCCGGCCCAGTGGTATCTGCTGACCGAGAACAAGGACCTGATCGACCGGGACATCAACCCGGAATCGAACGGCTCCTACGGCCAGGCCGTGATCGCCTCGGTCGCCCGCATCCCGCTGGTGAAGATCAACGCGATGCCGAAGACCGACGAAACCGGCAACGCGAAGGTGCTGGCGAAGTACCGCGGCAACTACGCGGACACCGTGGGCGTTATCTTCCACCGTTCGGCGGTCGGCACGCTCAAGCTGCTGGACCTGTCGCTGGAAGACGTCTACCAGGGTGCCAAGCAGGGCACGCTGATGCTGGCGAAGTACGCGCTGGGCCACGGCGAACTCGACCCGCGCGGTGCCATCGAACTGCGTAAGGCGTAACCCGCAACACACCCGCCACGCCTCTGCACGCAAGCGCAAATAGGCGGGTTTTCTCTCTCCACTAAGGGGGGACATCCATTCACGGGTGTCCCCCCTTTTTTTTGTCCGGACCTCGACACATGGCAATGGAACTTACCCCGACGACCACCCTGGAGGCCGTCAACGAAATGCTCGGCGCAATCGGCGAAAGCCCGATCAGCGACCTCGAAGCAGTCGGCAACGTGGACGCATCCATCGCCTTCGACACCCTGCGGGCTGTCAGCCGCGAGGTGCAGACGAAGGGCTGGTGGTTCAACGAGCAAGACAGCTTCACCTTCGTACTTGGCGCTGACGGCCGCGTGCTGCCGCCCCAGGCGATCCTCAAGATGACCCCGGCGCGCGGCGGAGTTCCGCTCGTGATTCGCGGTCAGCGACTCATCAATCCCCGCACTGGCGAGGACACATTCTCTGCGGCACCCACGGCCTCCTACGTCGTGTGGCATTTGGACTTCGAGGAACTTCCTGAGTCCGCCCGCCGCTACATCGCCATCCGCGCAGCTCGCATCTTCCAGACGAAGCAGCTCGGCAGCGATCAGCTCTACGTATTCAACGAGGACCACGAGAAAGAAGCGTTCGAGATTTTCGGCCAGGAACACGCCGATTTTGTCTACGCCCGTGGTCACAACTTCCTGTCCGATTCGACGGACGTCTCCGACATTTGGGACCGCTAATGTCTTTGGTTACGGGAACCTATCCCACCTTCCTGGGCGGCACCTCGCAGCAGGACGACACCGTCCGCTCGCCGTCGCAGCTCAGCGAGGCGGTCAATGCCTGGATGCACGCGGCAATGGGTGCGGGCAAGCGCCCGCCCGCCGAGTTCGTATCCGGCCTGAACGTTACGCTGAATCCTGATTCGCACTTCCACTCCATCGTGCGCGACGAGACGGAGCGCTACATCGTCGCTGTCGGCCATCGCGAGGTCCGTGTCTACGACCACGAGACGGGCCACGAATACACCGTCAACGCGACCGGCGACGCGCTCGCCTACCTGGACACCCAGGGCCAGCGCGCATGGTCGGTATTCGCAACCTGTACCTACGCCGACACCACCTTCATCGTCAATCGCCTGGTGACCGTGAAGCTGTCCGACGAGCTGTCTCCCGGATGGCTGTTCGGCTCCGTGCAGACAATGTCCGACCTTCCCAAGGAGAAGGACTCGGGCATGGTCCCGACCGGCGCTGTCTACAACGTCATCGGCTCGGACCTGTCTGAGTTCGACGACTACTACGTCCAGAAGCAGTCAGCCAAAGTCTACCTGGAGGTCGCCAAGCCGGGCATCCGGCACCGCTTCGACTCGAAGACCATGCCCTTGATCCTCAAGCGCATCGTCGATCCAGTCCACGCGGACGGAATGTGGTTCTCCCTGGGTGCCCCGCAGTGGACCGCCCGGCTCTCCGGCGACGAAGACTCGAACCCCCCGCCGTCCCTGGACGGTCAGCGCATCCGCGACGTGTTCCTCCACCGCGAGCGCCTGGGGTTCTTGTCCACTGAGAACGTGCTGATGTCCGAGGTCACCGACCCGTACAACCTGTGGCGCACTTCGGTCACCCAGGTCCTCGACAGCGACCCTATCGACACGGCGGTGGTGACCAACGGCGTCACCACCCTTTACCACGCGGTTCCGTTCCAGTCGGCACTGTTCCTGGCTGCGGCCGGTGGGCAGCACATGATGACCGCTGAGCCGTACATGGCCGCGAAGTACGTCAAGACCGATCCCGTCAACTCCTACAGCTCCTCGCCGTGGGTGCGACCGAAGCTCATGGGTGAATCCCTGTATTCGGTTGACGACGCCGGCAAGTACGCCACTGTGCGGGAATACTTCATGGACGACACCACGGTTACCGGCGACGCCGCCGACGTGACCGCACACGTCCCCCGGTACATCCCTGGGCGCGTCCGTGCCCTGACAACGGCTGACCAGGCCGATGCCGTGTTTGTCGCCCTGGACAACCCACGGGAATCCCAAGTCTACGCCTACTTCGTCCGCTGGGTCGGCGATGAGAAGCAGCAGTCCTCATGGACGCGCTGGACGCTCTCCGGCGTTGGCCGGGTGGTCCACATGCATTGCATCGCTGACACGCTGTACGTCGTCGCGGAATCCCCTGGCGGCGGCTGCGAGCTTCTGCGGTTCAACCTGGCGCTCAACCAGGCCGACGCCGACGTGACTGCTGACTACAACTTCCTGATGGACCGCTTGACCGTGGTGCAGCCGACGTATCAGGCGTTCGGCAACCAGACCTGGATCGACCTCCCGTTCATCGTGGACGACGGCATGACTGTCACCGTCCTCAAGAGCGATGACTGGGAAGACCCCGGCGCATACCTGGAGCTTCCCGCAGGCACCACGTGGGAGAACGGCGGAACTCGATTGGTGCTGCCCGGCAACCACGCACAAGGCCGCGTTGTCGTGGGCATGGACTACGAACATCGCCTCACCCTGACGCGCCCCATTATGCGGTCGGAAAATCAGGCTGTGCTGGTGGGCCGGCTCCAGGTCCGTGACATCGAAGTCGCATACAACGACGCTGCCTACTTCGAGGTCGAAGTCGAGAGCAAGGGCACCGGCCGCCGCGAGACCTTCCTGGCTTCGCACAGTGGGGCCTACACCGCGCGTGTACTCAACGACTCCGCGTTCACCCTAGCGTCGCCCACGTTCCACTCCGGCTCTCGCCGGTTCCCTGTGCTTTCCAACGCGGAAGCATGCCGCATCCACCTCGTCAACCGTTTGCCGTTCCAGTGCTGGTTCCAGTCAGCGCAGTGGCGCGGCATGTTCGTAACTCGAAGCCGACTATGACCCTCACCTATCGACGCCCCACCTCCGACGACATCGCCTTCGTCGCTGACCACATGCGGCAGGAAGATGTCCTGGAGGTGGCAGCGTCGCATGGGCACAGTCCGCTCCAAGCTCTCGCTTACGCCGTCACCGAGAGCGACCGGTGCTACGCGGCGGTCCACGACGGCACCCCTATCTGCATCTTCGGCTACGCGCGGTATGAGCGTGCGGCCGGTGTATGGCTCCTTGGCACCGATCACCTAGTGTCCGCCAAGTCCCGCCGCGTGTTCCTCAAGGAGACGCGCCGCATCACCGACAGGTGGGCAGGCAAGTTCACATTCCTATTCAACTTCGTTGACGCGCAGGCCGCGACAACTCGGCGCTGGCTTCGCTGGCTCGGGTTCCGTGAGGTCTGCACGTTCGACGAGTTCGGTATCGCCAAGATGCCGTTTGTCCTCGTGGAGAAGCGCTCATGTGTAACCCCGTAGCCGTCCAGGCTGCGTTCATGGTGGTCGGCGCGATGACGACCATGTACCAGACCAACCAGAACAACAAGGCCATCGAAGAGACCGCCCAGCGGCAGCAGGACCAGATCAACGACGCGGCGGCCGAAAGGACGCAAGCACGTATGGAAGAGGCACGCGCAATGCGCTCCTCGCTGCGTGCGGCGGCTGCTGAATCCGCTGTCTCCGGCAACTCGGTCTCCGTGATCGCCAACGACATCATGGGCCAAGCAGGCCGTGACGTCGCCCTCATCGACAAGAACCGCCGCAACGGGATCGTCGCCTCCGGCGAAGAATCTCGTGCGCGCATTCGATCCAACAACGCCGAAGCGCTTGGCAGCGTCGCGCAGCAGGGTATGTCTGCCTACAGCAACGTCGCCGACTACAAGCGCCTCTCGATTCCTGACGGAGAATAACCGTGGCACGACAGAGCCGCCAAGGCATCACCCGCCGCACCGTGGTCCCCGAGCGCACCAGTGCAGCCCCTGCGCTGGCCGTGCAGGCGGACCAGAGCGTCGCCAACTCGGCAGGCGCTCTCTCCGGCGTCGCCGCGCAGGTCCTCGGGCGCGTCGCCAATATCCACGCCCGCCAGGCCGCCCTCGGGGCACGTAAGCAGGCAGTGGAAGACCAGAGCGCCGGCCAGGCCGCGCGTATGGAGGAAGACCTATCCGGCAACGCGCGCCAAGACGACACCGCGTTGGCCGCCCAGTCCGAAAGCTGGCGGCGCGGCTACCTCAAGACCGATGGTGCCCTCCGCATCCGCGACTGGCAGGTCGAGGCCGCAAAGGAACTCGCCAAGGCTGAACCCGGCTCGGACATCGAGCCAACCCTCCGGGCATCCCTCGGCTCGCTGATGCAGTCAAAGGAGTTCCAAGACCCGCAGGTGCGCAAGGCACTGCTGCCGGCCGTGGCCCGCGCGGCTGACGGTGTCCGCCAACAGTGGACCGAGGCTTCCATCAAGGAAACCTTCGTCCGCCAGGAAGAAGCGCTCACCGTCCTGGCCCGTGAGGGCATGAAGGATGGCTCGCTGCTGTCCGGCAACGGGATGGAGACCCTGTACGCGAACCTGAACTCCGAGGAGTACGCCTACCTCAACCGCGACGACGTGGACGCAATCGTGTCTCGCGCCGCTGTGGACCTCCTCGCGTCAGGCGAGCGTGACCCCGCAGAGGTCGTCGCGTTCTTCGAGGCCCCGCGCCCGGATGGTTCTCCCGGCTTGATGAACAACCCGCGCTATCAGGACGATCTCCAGCGCGCAGCCGCTGCCGGCGCAGCCACGATCCACAAGCGCCAGGACGAAGCCCGCGAGCAGATGATGGCCCAGGCCGAATGGTCCCTCCAGGACCTCGCCGACAAGGGCCGCCTGACGCGCGGCACTATCGACAGCTACGCATCGAAGTTCGGCCTCGCCGGTAGCGAGCTGATGCAGTTCAAGCGGCACTGGAACACCCAGCAGGAGCAGACGCTCCGCCGTTGGGAATCCGAGGCGAAGGAACGAAACAAGGACGCGGCACTGCGCGCGGCACTCGCCAGCGGCAATGCCTACTCCATTCCTGAGTCTGAGCTGCGCAAGGCGGCCGGCAAGGAATGGGACAGCACCCCGCAGAACCAGCGCGGCGCGGTTATTCGCAAGTACGCCAGGCTCGGCATCCCGGTGCCGCAACTGTCGGCGATCCTGGACCGAGCGACGCCGAGCAACAAGCATGCGTTCGAGGCGGCCACCACTTTGTATGCACAGCTCCGCCAATTCGATCCCGTCTACGCCTCCCGCGTGGCCTCGGGTGATTCGGCGGGCATCCTGGAGTCCCACTACCGCAACACCCGCGAGATCGGCCTGAGCTTCGAGCAGTCAGTCCAGACCTTCGGCCAGGGCAAGCGGCAGGTAGAGGAAGCCCGGCAGGTCGTCAACGACGCCTGGAAGGACAAGGTGAAGGACTATCGGGAAACCGCCGATGGTCACCAGCGCAACCCCCGCGAAATCCTCCGCATCCGCGAGGAAGCCGAGCGGTTCGCTGCGATGAACGCCGGCGTGACCGGGGAGGACGCGATTCGCGCTGCTGTGGGCCGGCTGGATTCCCAGCACACCGTCGTCAACGGTTCCCGCGTCCCCAACATCGGGATGCCCAAGGGTGCTGAGAAGGCGACCGAGGAGCTGCTGGGTAGCGTGGCGAAGAAGCTGGAGCTGGACGTGGAAGACCTCCGCGTGATCCCGAATCCGCGCAACCCCGCCCAGTGGCAAGTAGTCGGCAAGGACGGCTTCCCGCTCACCGACCCTGACACCCGTCGTGCAATCGGCTTCTCGCCGGCCGCCGTGGCGTCAACCCACCGCTCTTGGCAGGGGGACCTAGCCGAGTATCGGGCACGTCATCAGATCGAGCAGCGGCAAGCCACCGCGAACGCCTGGACTGAGACTAATCGGGGGATGAAGGAAGGGCGTAATCGCCGCCCGAACCAGCCTATCCCCGCCACCATCGCACGCCCGGGCCTTCCTGCAGACCAAGTGTCGGCCCCCGCAGCCGGCTACTCCACGCCGACGCTGGGTGCGCTCACTGACGCCCTTGGTACACCTACTTCCACCACTACCGGAACCCCGGCAGTCCCCGAGGACTTCCTGGAATACCTGACGAGGAAATAATCCCATGTTCGAGAACCTTCCCGGCGCTGACGAGACCAAGCTCGCCCCCGTGCGCCAGCAGTCCGTTGTGGCTGTAGCCCGAGAGAACAAAGCCGAGCGCGAGGAGAAGCAGCGCCGGAAGGATCAGACGACCGTATGGGACGGCATCGGTGCCGCGCAGGTCAAAGGCGGCATCGGCTTCATCGACCGCTTCGTGACCTCGCTCGGCTTCGATCCGACGCCCGACTACCGTATCCCCACCGACGCCCGCAAGCGCTGGGAGTCCATGGGCATCCGCCCTGAGCAGTGGGAGCTGTTCGGCAAGGCCACCTCCGACGAACACCTGGGTTATCTGGAGAGCATTGCCTTCCAGAACCAGATGGCCGACGAGGACCTGGCCCAGTTCGGCATCGGCGGCCAAATCGCCTTGGGTCTGACCGACCCTGTCGCCACGGCAATTGACCTAGGCACAGGCGGTTTGGGGTATGCGGCGAAGGCCGGCCGTATCGCGAACATGGCCCGCGCTGGTCTCCAGGCGGCGGGCACCACTGCCCTGATGGAAGGGGCATCAATGCAGTACGACCCCGAGAAGACGCTGGGCGACCTCGCGCTCTCCTCGGCCACATCCTTCGCCTTCGCTGGCGCACTGGGTGCCCGCCGTGGCGCTCTGTACGACGGCGAAGTCGATCCCGCCCGCGTGAAAGCGCTGGCGACCGACACCTACGGCACCGACACCCTGTCGGCCGCGCGTGTCGCCAACCTGCCCGAAGACAAGACCCCCGGCATCTCCCCGCTCCGCGAGGGCGGCGACCGGGAGCAAGAGTTCGCCGACAAGGCCCTCATGAACGCCCACATCACCCCCGCGTTCGCCAGCGTCCGCCGTGACCTGGCTGCACGCATGGGCAACGCCAAGTCCACCTTGGTCCGCGAGGCGGGCCGTGGTCTCTTCCGCGACGGCGTCGGCTACACCGATCGCTCCATCGCAGTCGAGGAATCTGCCACCGAGTTCTCCAAGCGCCACCTGGCGACCATGGACACCGAGTGGCGCGCCGCCTCGAACGCCGCGTGGGCGCAGTACAAGGAGCGCACCGGCACCCAATGGTGGAACTACCCGGAACGTCGCAAGTTCAGTGAAGAGATCGGAAGGGCCGTTCGCGGTGCGACCGACGTGTCCCCCGAAGCAGCCAAGGCCGCCCAGGGTGTGCAGAAAACCATGCGCGACGCCCTCAAGCTGGCGCATGAGTCGGGCCTGGATGGGTTCGACAATGTCCGCAACAACCCGAACTACCTCCCCCGCTACTGGAGTTCCAAGGGGTTCCAGCGGCTATTCGGCGAGAAGGGCCTGTCCTTCGACCAGGTCCGCGACGGCGTCGTTAAGCCAGCCATGCGCAAGGCTTGGGTAGAGGCGGCCGAGGCCGGCGACGAGATCGACGACGAGCTGCTGTCCGCCGTAGCCAACAGCTACCTCAAGCGCGCCCAGCAAAACTTCGAGGGTGACTCCATGTCCCTCCTGGTGCGCCCTTTGGATTCCGACTCGGTCGAAGAGATCGAGAACATGCTCAAGGAAGCCGGCGTCGCCCCAGTGCGAATGCAGGAGATCATGGGCAAGCTGGAGCGCAAGACCTACGAATCCGGCAAGCTCGAACGGGCTAAGGCGCGGATCGACCTGGACGAGAACTTCTCTGTCACCCTCAAGAACGAGGCGGACGAGGATGTCGTCGTCGGCATGAGCGACCTGTTCGACAATGACGTGGACTCGGTCATGTCGCGGTATCTCCGTGAGATCACCGGCTGGTCGGCCATGTCGTCGAAGCTCAACGTCCGCAACCGCGCGCAGCTCGACCGCTTCACGGCGAACCTCAAGCTCGACGCCCGCCGCGCTGGCGACGACGTCAAGGACGTGGAGCGCATGGTGGACATTGGCGTGAAGTCCACCTTCGGCCGATCCACCGAACTTGATCCCGCCTCCAAGGCTTCGCGGTATGCGCGCTTCCTGCGGAACTGGAGCTTCGCCCGCGTGATGAACCAGGTGGGCTTCTCTCTGTTCGCAGAACTCGGCCCCACCATCGCCCATGCCGGCGTGCGCAACTTCGTCGGCTCCACCCTCGCGGCCAAGGAATTCCTGGTGCGTGGGGCAGACGGCAAGCTGACCTCCAAGGAGGCCCGCGTAATGGAATCGCTGTTCGCACCCGGCACCGACTGGCTGCGCAATCCGCCCTTCATGCGCATGGACGATGACGCCCTGGTGCCTCCCACTTTCGGCGAGGGCCGTCTCGGCGTCGCCGTGGACAACGCGATGAACGCCGCAACCCATGTCACCTCGGTGATGTCGGGGATGGCCCCGGTCAACACGATGCTCCAGCGGATCGCCGGCCGGGCCACCATGATGCGGATGCTGGAAATGGCGAACGCTAAGAAGCTCGGGGCCGCCGAGGTCGCCCGACTGCGGTCGTGGGGCCTGGACGCAAAGGCACAGGCCGACCTGTTCAGCTACCTCAAGGGCAAGCGCCGGATCGACCAGATCGACCCCAGCAGCTTGCCGTTCGAGACCCGCGAGCGCATGTCAGCATTCCTGTACCGCGTCACGCGCCACCAGGTCCTCGAAGGTGACGCATCGGACTCCATCGAGCTGATGCACTCCACCGTGGGCCGGCTGGTCACGCAGTTCCGCAGCTTCATGGTCAACAGCTACACCCGGCACTTCCTCAACTCGATCCACCACTACGACGACTGGCGGACCTACATGATGGTCACCCTGTCGGCTTCGGCGGCGGGCATGGGCTGGGCAGCGCGCACCTACATCAACACCATCGGCAACGATGAGCAGCGGAAGAAGCAGCTCACGACCGAGAACTTCTACAAGAACGCCATCGCTCAATCGAGTTGGTCCAACGTCATCCCGTCGATCACCGACTTCGTGTGGGCTGACACCTTGGGTAACGATCCTGTCTTCTCGAACAACCGCAGCACCGGCCTCGCCAATGGCGTCATGGGTATCCCTACCCTCGACCTGGCGAACCGCGTCTACGGCTCCTCGCGGATGATCGGCGCTGCGCTCAAGGATGACGAGGAGATCACCGAGAAACAGATGCGCGACTTCTGGAAGATTTGGGCCTTCAACAACATGACAGGCGCACGCAACATCGCCGACTACGCGATCCGGGAGAACTACCCCGACCGGAAGGACGGCACCGACAAGTAAACCCACCGAGGCCCCGCAAGGGGCCTCACCTTTTTAGAGGATTCGATGCAAGAGTATGCACGCGGACTGTCGTTTGTCCGGTTCGAGATCGAACCCGGCGACACGCTCCGTCTGAACGTCCCGTTCCCCTTCATTGACCGCGACCACGTTCGCGCTCTGGTCGGGGAGAAGGACGCCGAACGCCAGGTCTCCATCACCTGGCTTGACGCTACTACCGTTGAGCTGCCGTCCCAGGACGAAATCTTTGAAGGACCATTCCAGGTCCTCTTGCGTCGATTCACCCCCATCACGGCTCCGCTGATCTCCTACAAGGACGGCGCGAACCTACCCGCACGCGACCTCAACAAGTCCGTGCGCCAGCTCCTCTACGCGCTCCAGGAAGCGGCCGAGTTCGGCAACGGCGGCAACGGCGGCGGCATCGGTGGCCCCGGCTCCGGCAGTCCCGACATCAACGTCATCATCGACGGCGTGATGCGCTCGCCTGCGCTCAAGGACCTCCTGACCCGCATTGAGCTGATCGACATGAACGCCGAAGCGGTCCTGGAGGAAATCCTCCGGTCGCACGAGTTCTTCGAGGTGCAGCGCGATTACGGCGACAAGATCACCGGGGCTTACCACGAGATCGGCGTGATCTCCGAGGGCAACCGGCAGACCGCCCGCGAGCTGCTGGACCTGTTCGCGCGCGTCGATGCCGGCGAGCGCAGCAACCAAGCCCAGTTCCTCCGCGTCAACGAGGCCATCGCTGATGAGTCCTCTGCACGTGTCCATGCCCTGACGGAACTCCAAGCCCAGGTCGTCAAGGACGGCGAAGCCATCTCGGCCGCGCTGAACCAGCGAATCGACGAAGTGGTATCCACCACCGAGGAAGCACGGGCATCCACCGAGCAGCGCCTCGGTGCCGAGATCGCCGACAGCGTTGCACAGGTCCGCACTGAGGTGCTGGCCGAGGTGGACGCCACGACTGCCCGTGTCTCCGACCTGGAGACCGCAGTGGTCCAGCACGGCGAGAACATCGCCGGCCTGACGGAATCGACAGAAGCCCTCACGAACGCCGAGGGTGCCAACACGGCATTCCGGCAGCAGATGGCCTCGCGCTACGGGGCCAACGTGCCCCAGGGCATCGCCAACGAGATCGACGGCCTGATCGCCCCCGTCGCTGCTGCATTTGAGCAGCGCATCGATACCGAGGGAGGCGCACGGGAAGCCTTGGCGTCCCAGGTCACCACGCTGCAAACCACCACGGCACCGACGATCTTCTCGGAGACGCAGCCCACCGCACCCGCCGCTGGGTTCAAGGTCCCGACCTTTTGGGTTAAGACCGGGCAGACCGGGGCCTACCTGACGCAAATTTGGGATGGCACCGGGTGGCGCAAGGCTGACCTGGATGTCACCTCGCCCACTGGCGCGCTCGTCCAGCAGCTCAACTCGACAAAGATCACCGCCGAGCAGGCGCAGTCCATCGCGGCCACTCAGGTCCAGGCGTTCAAGAACGGCGACTTCGCCGCGATCCGCCAGGAGTTCAACGTCGTCGCCGGTCAGCACTCCGGCATGTACGGCCAGTGGCAGGCCAACTACTCGGTCAAGATCAACGCAGGCACCGTCAACGGCGTCCCTGTCATCGCTGGCATCGCCCTGTCCGCAAACCCGGCAACCGGCAGCGACTTCATCGTGAGCGCTGACCGCTTCGCCTTCGTCCATCCGCAGTACACCGCAGGCGGCATCCTGGCGAGCATCCGCTACCCGTTCGTCATCGGCACTGTCGGCGGTGTTTCCACCGTGGGCATCCAGGGCGCGCTGGTGGTGGACGGCACGATCACCGCAGACAAGATCAGGGCCAACTCGCTCTCAGCGATCACGGCAAACGCCGGCACTATCAACGGCGGCACCTTCAAGACACACTCGCTGGATGCCAACGGCAACGTCATCAACGCCACGGAGTTCCGTGCGGAAATGTCGAACCTGGGCGAGTGGCCGCTGTGGGTCGGCTCCGGTGCGAAGACCGCAGCGAATGCGGTGTTCTACGTGGATAGAGGCGGCAACGCCTACTTCCGCGGCCGAGTGAGTGCCCCGAACATCGTCGGTCAGTTCCAGTCCGCCACGGGCGTGAGCTGGGGCGGCGCGACGAGTCTCTGTTACCGCTCGGGCAACAACTTCCTTGCGACTGGCGACTGGGTGCAGATTCACGAGTTCTGGCTCGGCGCTCCGGTGCTGGCCGGCGAAGGGCACACGCCCTCGGTGTCCATCACGGTCACCGCAAACCGCCTGGTCTACGGACTGCACGTCATCCTCGAAGAACTGCGGGATTCCTATTGGGCCGTCATCGCCTCCTACGAACCCGCGCTCTACCACTCGCTGATCTCGGTCAGCGGCGGCGAGGGCAACAGCTTCACCCATGCCGACTTCTACACCTACGACAAGACCGTGACCCTGTCCGCCTCCGGCTCATGGACTGGCGGCGCGCGTGCCTTCCGCGTTCGCGCACGGGCCACGCCCGGCTATCCCCAGGTCCACGCATACGACGGGGCCAGCTATCCCGACTTCCAGATCGTCGGAGTAAGCGGCTTCGCCTTCGGCATCCGATAACCACCCTTCAAGGAGTCCTCTACCGCATGAGTACCACCCCCGGCTACGTCAGCAACTCGGAGCTGGCCCAGCGCCTCTCCAAAGTCGTTGACCGCTGGAATACCCGCGAGAATCAGATGATCTCGCTGCTGACGCAGGAAGACGGAACCGTCGTCGTAACGGACGGCCTCGGCGTCAACCACACGCTGCCCTCCTTCCCGCAGCTCCAGAAAGACGTGGCGCTCCTGACCGACGACCTGACCGGCTCGGTCTCCCAGGTGCGCGACATCGCGTCCATGGTGAACGTCCTGGCGAACGAAGCACGGGACTCGGCTGTAGAGTCGTCCGACTCCGCCGTGGCCGCCGAGGCGTCCGCTGTGCGCGCGGCTGAATCCGCCGCAAGCATCGACGACGACGTCCAGGCCACGGCCGACGCCGCCACCTTCGCTGCCGCCAAGGCCGCCGAAGCCGCCGACAACGCAACAGACGCTGCCGCATCGGCCAGCGAATCGGCGTCCGCTGCAAACGCCTCGGCCACCTCCGCCCTGGGTTCTGCCGGCTCTGCCGGCCAGGCGGGCGACGCGGCTACTGCGGCTGGCCTGGCGCGCTCCGACGCCCAGGCTGCTGCTACTTCCGCTGCCAACGCACGGGATGCCGCCCAAGCCGCGCTGGTTCAGGTCACCGACCTCGGTGACCGCGCTGGCGCTGATGCTACTGCCGCTGCCGCTTCGGCCGCCGCTGCCGCCGACAGCGCGACCGCCGCCGATGCCTCGGTGGGCCAGGCGACCACCCAGGCCAACCGGGCGGAGGCCCAAGCGGCTACCTCGGCTACCAAGGCCGGCGAAGCTGCCGGCTCCGCGACGACTGCGGCGGGCCATGCGTCCTCCGCGTCCGGCTATGCGTCCGCTGCTTCTACCTCGGCACAGACGGCCTCGTCCGCCAAGACCGTTGCAGAAACCGCCCGCGACAAGGCCAACCTGTACGCCAACGCGCCCCAGGGCACCGAGGTGGCACCCGGCGAGTTCTCGGCGAAGCATTGGGCAAGCCAGGCGCAGGCAGCAGCGACAGGCTCGCTGATCTACATGGGGTCGTGGGATGCCAGCACTGGCGTCTACCCGGCCTCCCCGGTGAAGGGTCATTTCTACAAGGTGACCGGCGAGGGCACCGTTGGCGGCATCGGCTGGCGCATCGGCGACCAAGCGCTGTATGGCGCGGACTGGGAGAAGATCGACAACACCGATCAGGTAACCAGCGTGGCCGGCAAGCAGGGCGACGTGACGCTTGTGGCCGGCGACGTTAGCGGCCTGGGTGCCCTAGCGACCCGAGATAGCGTGGACTACACCACCGAGGTAACCGGCAAGCCGGCAACCTACCCGCCCAGCGACCACTCGCACACCAAGGCTCAGGTCGGTCTCGACAAGGTGGACAACACCGCCGATCTGGACAAGCCGATCAGCGATGCCACCCAGGCTGCGCTGGACGCCAAAGCTGCGGCTTCGCACGTCCACGCCATCGCCAATGTCACCGGTCTCCAGGCCGCGCTCGATGGTAAGGCTGCGGCGACCCATACGCACTCCATCTCCAGCGTAACGGGCCTGCAAACTGCGCTCGACGGAAAAACGGCAGTGAGACATACGCACGCCGCAAGCGACATCGCGAACATCGTCAACAACACCAGCGATCAGCCGGTCGGTGGCGTAAAGACCTTCACTGCTGGCTCAATCCGAGTTCAGAACTTTGGCGGCGACCCGAAGGCGGGCGCGATCTACCTGGGCGAATCCTCGCGCTATGTATGGTATCCGGGCGGGACCACGAGCTACATCGAGTTCAGGTACGGCGGCGGTGCATCCGACTATGCCCAGCTCGCCTCGAACGGCACCATCTGGACCTCGGGCAACTTCAACCCCGCAGCGAAGGCAGACGTGGGCCATACCCACACCATCGCCAACGTGAGCGGCCTCCAAGCTGCGCTTGACGTCAAGGTCAACACGACCGGTGCCAGCTTCTCCGGCAACGTCGCGGCACCCAACCTGATCGCGGGCGGCACCGGAAACGGAGCCTATGTGCAGGTAGGCGACGACGCGCGCCTGATCGACGTCGGCGTGGGCCATCTGATGGCACTGCGCTCGACCACCGATGGCAACCTCGGTTACATGCAGTTCGGCACGGGCGGCTCGATTGGCTGGAATGGAAGCCAGATCGTGATCGACAGGAACATGACGGCCGCTGATCGCCTCACCGTGGGCAACCAGCTTTACCTCAACGCCGGCTGGTTCCGCACTCAGCAGTCCGGGTGCGGGTGGTATCACGAGGCCCATGGCGGCGGCTGGTACATGCAGGACAGCTCGTGGGTTCGCATCTATGGAAGCAAGCGCCTGCTGATCGCATCTGCTGGCGGCAGTGACGGCGACATTCGCATCGAGAGCTATTCGCCGACCATCGCCTGTTACGACACCGATAACGGCACTACGCACTGGCTGCACTGCAACGACAGCCAGCACGGCTTCCTCGCCAACAATGCGTTCTCCTGGTGCGCCTATCGATCCGCCAGCAATGAGTGGGTCTGTACCGGCAACATCATCGCCTACGCCTCCGATGCCCGCCTCAAGGAGAACATCGTGGACGCCTCGGCGGCCAAGGTGTCCGACTTCTTCGACCGCTTCCGCGTACGTGAGTTCGACTGGAACCCTGACGCAATCGAAGAGCTGAACCCGACGTTCTACCCCAGCGCCGACCATGAGATCGGCGGTATCGCCCAGGAGGCCGAGGAGGTCTACCCACTGATGGTCGCGACCCATGACCACAACGGGATCAAGACTATCCAGTGGGAGAAGGCGGTGCCCCTGCTGATCGCCGAGGTGCAGTCGCTCCGTAAGCGAGTCAACGAGCTGGAGGGAGGTGCCTAATGACCCTCCCCGGCTCCGGCCCGATCTCCTGGGAAATGATTCGCGCCGAGTTCGGCGGGGGTTACCCGATCTACATCCACCAGTATTACCGCGGCGGTCCCTACGTTCCGAACACGCCGGCTAACTACGGCGTCCCCACGAGCGGCGCGCTCTATGCGTCGCAGTTCTACGGGGCCTCGCGTTCCACACCGTTCACCGCATCGCTGTCGCCCTCCTGGCTGTCCGGCAACTGGCCGAACTCGACAAATGGCACCGTGAGTGTGGGGTTCACGGTCAACTGTGCAGGTGGAACCGGCAACTACACGATTGTCTCTCGCAGCGTTACAGGCTCCGCCACGATCTCCGGCAGCGGGCTGAGCGGTACTGTCAGTGCGACCGGCCGAAACACCTCGCGCAGCGGGACGTTCACCGTCGTCGTATCTGACGGGGCGGCGCAAATCACCCTGACCGGTAACTACGACTACAGCTTCGGCGTCCCCATCTGACGCCTACAATTCATTCAAAGGACCAATGCACGACGAAGTCAAGCTGGTCGGTGCCCTCGCGGGTGCCGGCCTCATCGTGGGTATCGCCAAGATGCTCACCTCGAACGAACCGCTGACCTGGAAGCAGGCAGTAGGGCGCTCCATCCTCTCTGGCGCTACTGGCGTCGCAGCAGGGGCAATCGTAATCCTGATTCCCGGCGTCTCCTTCGTGGCCCAGGTTGCACTCGCGTGTGTCCTGTCGTCGCTCGGCGCGTCGGCCCTGGAATCCCTGTTCAACCGGGTGGTTTCCAAGTGAGCCGGGGTGCCTCCCTCGACACCATCGCGTCCATTCACAACAAGCTAGCCAAGGTATTCGACGAGGCGCTTGACGTGATCGACGTGCGCGAGAAAGGTGCCGCTGCGCTGGTCAATGTGATCCGGCAGTTCGTGAAGGATAACGACGTGTCTGCCTCGGCGGTTCCGGGTTCGCCCCTGGGCCGCGTTGCCGAGAAGCTGACGCAATACCCTTTCGATCCCTCGCAGGACACCCGTCTGAACTAAGTGGAAGGCGTAACCAGTCTCCACGTAAGGCACCCGTTCGAGGACTTCCGCAACTTCGTCTGGTACGTGTGGAGTGAGCTGGGCCTCCCCAGCCCCACTCCCATCCAGTACGACGTCTGCGAATACCTGCAAGCCGGCCCGCGACGCCGCATCATCATGGCGTATCGCGGTGTCGGCAAGTCCTGGGTAACGGCGGCCTACGTCTGCTGGCTCCTGTGGAAAGACCCCCAGCACAAGATCATGGTGGTCTCAGCGAGCAAGGAGCGCGCTGACTCGTTCTCCGTATTCGTCAAGCGGCTCATCGAGACGCTGCCCGAGCTGCACCACCTGAAACCCCGTGGCGATCAGCGCAACTCGAACCTGGCGTTCGACGTCGGTCCCGCGCTACCTGACCAGTCGCCCTCGGTGAAGTCCGTGGGTATCACCGGTCAGCTTACCGGCTCCCGAGCGGACACCATCGTCGCCGACGACGTCGAGGTCCCCAAGAACTCCATGACCATCGTGCAGCGCGAGAAGCTGGGCGAGCTGATTAAGGAGTTCGACGCGGTCCTCAAGCCAGGCGGCCAAGTGGTCTACCTGGGCACGCCGCAGACCGAAGAGTCGATCTACAACAAGCTGCCCGAGCGCGGCTATGCGGTCCGCATCTGGCCTGCGCGCTACCCCAAGGACAGCAAGCACCGCGCCACCTATGGCGACCGCCTGGCACCCCTGATCGCAGATGCGTTCGACGCAGACCCCAAGCGGCTCGCCTGGAAGAACGCGGAGTCCGTCCGCTTCTCCGATGACGACCTGTTGGAACGAGAGGCGTCCTATGGGCGCTCCGGCTTCATGCTCCAGTTCATGCTGGACACCACGCTGTCCGATAGCGAGCGCTATCCGCTCAAGCTCGCGGACCTGCTGGTCATGGACATCGACCGCGAGGTCGCGCCCATCCGCTGCGTGTGGTCGTCGGGCAACGAATACGCCCTGGACATCCCCTCGGTCGGCTTCACGGGCGACCGCCTGTACCGGCCCATGTACCTGGCTCCCGAGATGGAAGAGTTCACGGGCAAGGTGATGGCCATCGACCCCTCGGGCCGTGGCGGCGACGAGACCGGCTACGCCATCGTCTCGATGCTGCGCGGGATGCTCTACGCCCGCCGTGCGGGCGCGACCAAGGCCGGCTACGACGACGAGGCCCTGGAGACCCTGGCGCACATCGCGCGTGCCGAGAAGGTCTCGGTGATCCTGCTGGAAGCCAACTTCGGCGACGGCATGTTCAGCAAGCTGTTCAAGGCCGTCCTCCAGCGCATCTACCCGTGCCCTATCGAGGAGGTCAAGCAGTACGGCACCTCGAAGGAGAACCGGATCATCAACGTCCTGGAGCCGGTCCTGAACCAGCACCGCCTGGTTGTGGATGCGTCCCTCCTCCGCGCGGACCAGAAGTCCGACCAGAAGTACCAGCTCTTCTACCAGCTCACCCGCATCACCCGTGACCGAGGCGCGCTGCGCCACGACGACAGGCTCGACGCCCTGGCGATGGCGGTGAACTACTGGGCCGAACAGATGAGCCGCGACGTCACCGCCGAAGAGCAGCGGTACGCGGAAGACCTCCTCGACCAGCAGTACGAAGAGTTCGTCCGTTCCGTCCTCGGCACCGCCCTGCACCCCACCAACTACCTCGACACCTACTAGGAGTCCCTATGTCGAACACCCTCGCCGCTTGGCTGATGGCATGCGCTGCCGCTGGCCTGCTGTACCTGTTCCTCCACAACCGTCACGACGATGACAACGACGGTCCCTCCGGCTCCGCACCGGCAACCGTGTGCAACTGCGGCAGCACTTCGTGCAACTGCGGCGGCCAGCAGAACCCCTACGCGCCGGTATGACGCCGGCAGTCCAGCTCGCACGCCCTCTGACGATGAAGTCGGAGGGTCTGCGCCTGGTGGCCTACCTGTGCCCCGCGAACAAATGGACCATCGGCTACGGCCACACCGGTCCCGACGTAAAGCCCGGAATGCGCATCACCGCAGAACGCGCTGTGGCGCTGCTGGAGGCTGACCTCACCTCGGCCGCTACCGTCGTCCGTCGCCTCGTCCGCGTGCCCCTCAGTGCATCGCAGGAGGCCGCTCTGATCGACTTCGTCTTCAACTTCGGCGAGTCCAAGTTCGCCAGCTCCACCTTGCTGCGCGTGTTGAACGCCGGCAACCACGCGGCAGTGCCCGCACAGCTCCGTCGTTGGACCAAGGCGCTCGTCAAGGGCGTCATGCGGGACCTCGACGGCCTCATCACCCGTCGCGAAGCGGAAGTCAAACTCTGGAACTCCTAACCATGTCCCTCAAGTCCACCGTGGAAGCCCTGAGCGTGCGCCTGCGCGCCGCTTACCTGGCCTCCCATACCTACCTTGCGGCCAACCTGCGTGCCGCTGTACGGCGCGCTGACGTCGCCGTGCGCGTGTCCTATCTGCACTACGTTGTGCTGTGCCTGTTCGTGGCGATCCCCGTCACCACGATGGTCGAACTGTGGCGTGCCGTGCGGCCCGTCCTGGTGGACCTGTGGGAAATCTTCGTCACCGAACGGCAGCTCGGCCGCAAGTTCTGGCGAGAGTCCATCGCCGAATGACCACGCTGGCCTATGACGGCCGGCTGGTAGCAATCGACAGCCAGGTCACCGCTGGTGGCCTGCGCTACGAGGAGAAGAAGTTCTACCCAGTGACCGACGACGACGGCAGCGAGCTGATCGTCTTCGGCGCTGGCACCTCCTCAGAGATCCAGCGTGCCGCCAGGGAGATCGCCGAAGGCAGCAAGAAGCTCACGAAGGGCGACTACATTGTCCTGGTGGTTCGTCCCGATGGCGACCCCATCGCCTACTACGGCGAGGATGGTCTGCCCCTGGACATCCGCAGGGACTTCTTCGTCAGCGGCAGCGGCGGTGCAATCGCCCTGGCTGGCATGAAGGACGGGAAGACCGCCACGGAGGCTGTCCTCCTGGCATGCACCACGGACCTCTACAGTGGGCCTCCGGTCCACACCTACGACATCAAGCGGCGCACCTGGCTGAAACCCAGGAAGTAAGACCAGGATGGGGTCGGCGGAGAAGACCTCTGACCCCTCTTGACAGGCGTGCTACCCTGTATATCTATAGTTGTTCTATAGGTTTACTAGTAGAACTATTTATAGTTATTCATCAACAAGGATAACTATCGAAAGTCCTATGTACTCTTGATGAGTCATTTGAGGAACCTATGTCAGGCTCGTCAACGAATTACGTTCTAGGCATTGATTACAGGACGGGGTTTCGTAACCTGCCCTACGCGACCAACATTGAGGTTGGACATCACCCAATGGTTCTTTTGAGCAAAGATCCCGACAAGATTGACCAGATTCCAGAGCTTGCGGGGGAACCCGAGCTTCGGAACTTCATCGCAGCCGTCAATGGACCTGGTGTCCCTATGGAGAGCTTCCGTTGCGATCACCGCACGAAGCAGACCGCCAGCGGAGTAGAGCGGAATCTGTATGTCGCCTTCTTGTTCCGAGATCGGGCTATGGCGGCCGACGCGCGTAACTACCTGGCCATGGCCGGAAACCTGGTGAGCGAAGTTGAGCGGGAACAGTGCTTCATCGAAGGCGAAGTGCCCTTCCAGATCAACCTGGCCCGACACCGCATGCGTGAAGACGGCGACGCATTCGTCTACACCGTAGACATCAATATGGACGTCCAGGGCGGCACCGAAGCTGACATGCGCGCCGACCTCGCTCGCCGGCTGGACATCCTCCTGCGCGCCATAAGCCGGGAAGTCTAGTCGTGCAGCGTCTCCTCTTCATTGCCCTCATCGCAGGTGTGACCCCGATCAACCCCCTCTTGGCGATCTACGCGCACGGCCGAGGCATGACCTGGGCTGTCCTGCTGTGCGTCCTGTGGGGCTTCTCTGGTCTCGCTATGATCGCCTGGCGTGCAACCAAGGGCCGCAGCGGCCATACTGCTGTTCCGGACATGAGGGACTGAGGTCAGCGGGCGTCGAGGATTGCTTTGACCAAGTCGGGTCGCCAAGTCGCTTCGATCCGCTCCATCGTCCGGTTGCCTAGTTGTTCCAAATTACCGGGTGTTCCCCTCATTGCATGCTCGGCGATGAACGTCGCCAGTAGATCAATGCGCTTCTCCTCGCATGATGCCCGGGCGGCCTGGATGACGTCACCGACGTCCTCAGCCTTCTTGGCGTAGCGCACAGCCGACGACTTCACGCACTGGTAGTACGGGCGTGCGACTGAGGACGCGGCTGGCTCGGACGCGAGCGCACCGGAGGCGTAAAGCAGCGCTAGAAGAACGGCAGTCGTGCATAGCTTGGTCATGGCGCAAATGTTTGCCGGGAATTTTCGTTAGGGTATATGACTAATTGGAACGCGCGGATCACCCCCCGTAGCCCCCCAGCCCTCCAGCGGCATCGCCGATAGACCGCGCGCGTCACCTACCGCGTCACCTGCGACGCTATGTCGTTGATTCCAAACGACACGCGCTAGATGCAGTATCCCGTGCCTACCCTTCGACGCCCTACGCGCACCCTGCGATGACCGCATCGGCTGCGATGTTCGTTCGTCTGTCTGTCCCTATCTGTCGTTTTGCTCCTGAACACCTCGGCACACCTCCGCACCCCTGCCGTACACCACGGCACCACCCTGTCCACCCTATGCCGGCCTATGGCCTCCCAGTGATGCCACACGGCCCGCCTATGCACCGCCCCGGGCACACCTACCGACCGCCACTACCTGCCCCTTACGCGCGCGTGTAGTGCCTTCTATCGCCACGCATCCCGATAACGCAAATATCCCGATACGAGTATTGACAGCGCTTCCGGGATTGATCTAGGATACACCCATCGACGGCAACACACCGCCGCCGACCGCCACCGCAGATGGCCGCGACACGGACGCTCCTTCGGGATCAAGTCGCCATAGAGCCAACAGGACGATTAAGCGGAGCATGAGGGACTAGCCGAACGGCCCCTGACTGCTAAGGCACCAACGGCTTACCCCTTGCATCCCGATATCGGGATTGACAGCGGGACCGGGAGACAGTAGGATACGCAACATCAAGTCGCAACACGGCCACTCAGGGTGAGGGCCTAAAGCAAGGGTTGGCAGGACGCCAGCCGGGCAGAACGCGGGGAGCCTACCCAAAGCCGCGCCGGGAAGAGTAAGGGCCGATGATTGGCCGCGTAGGAAAGTCCGGGATGAGGAATGGGGCATCGCTCCTTCACCCACCCACATGACGACCCCTACCGGAACCATGAGGCGCTACCGGAATAAGCTGGCGACGGTCAGACAAAACACGGCACATGCTGTGTGGAGTCTGACCGCCGAAAGGCCTTATGCATTGGGGCTTTTCGGTGGTCAGATTTAACGAACGGAGCTAACGATGGATGCCATCGAGTTCAACCTCACCGCCCGCGACTACTCGGTCGCCGGGAAAATCCGTAAAGCCATCCGAGAGCATCGAGCAGCGCTCAATCTCCGGGAATGCCAGGCACACACCTACCCCACCCAAGTTGCGCCCAGTGCATCCCGGTATCGGGCCATTCTCGCCGGAGGGACACATGAGCATCCGTAAGCAAACCGTGGGGGGTATCACCTTCCTCCGCGTCTTCGTGCTGGGACGGGCCTACGTCTTCTCGTTCTGCCGCACCCGCAAGTCCCACGTCCTCATCGCCTGACAGGAGCTACCCAACATGGACACCAAGACCCTGACCTGCCCCAATGCGCCGATATGGCGGATCGAGCTGGACCGCCGCGAGGTGTTCCCGGATGACCCCGGAGCGGGCACCCCGGCAATGCTGTACGGCCCCCGCGACTCTTCGGCGACCTTCTATTGCGCCCTGGACACCGAGGAGATCGGGACGGCGGACGGCAGCTACATCGACGTGCCGCGCTCGGTGCTGGACTGGATGAGCGCGGAGGAGTTCAACATCGCCGCCTTTCTCTTCGTGGAGGTGGGCTGATGGAGCTGCGCACCTACGGCACCCGCAACGTCTTCGCCGCACTAGGCGACGAGTACCACGAGGCGCTGGTCGCCACGGCCCTGACCCCGATGCAGGCTGAGCAATTCGCCGCCGAGGTCAACAAGGCCATCAAGGGCACCGACTTCGACCCCATCGACCTCGCCCTGCTGGGCGCAGGGTGGCAGAGCGCCGACGTGCCGCTGACCATCGAGGCCGGCAGCTACCTGCACGACGTCGCTCGGATGCTCCACCGCGTCTACACGGAGCTGTGCGAGCCGGACGGATACCCCGGTGTCTTCGGCTACGAGATTTCGGAGCCGCTCGGTAAGTGGCTTGCCGAGAACGAAGAGCCGGAGCTGCGCGAAGCCGAGGCCACCGTCCGCGAGTGGATTACCACCGAGCTGGAGCGAACCGCATGAAGTCAGACCTGATCCCCGACACCGATTGCTACGTTCAACACGGAAGCGCCGGAGAACCCATGGTCACCGAACGCTGCCCTGCCCGGACGCGGCCCCACACCGAGCGCCACTACGGCCGCGGCCCCATCAAGTCCCACTGGGAGGTCTACGCGGCGGGGCGCTGGCGTCGCCTGATGATCGAATCGATCAGCCGGGACACTGGCGAGGAGAGCCAACGACATTTCGTCCTGATCGACCGCAAGCGCACCACGGTCCGAATCGAGGTGAACGCATGACCTTTACCTGCCGCCGCGAGGCCGGTCGCTGGGTTCTCCGCCTGAATGGCACGCCGCTGGACGCCTACGAAACGCTGGGGGGCGCTATCGCCGCCCGCCTCTCCCTTCCGCTACACTCAGGACAGAACGCATGAGCCGCCGAGGTTCCCATATGGACGCCAGTGTTGCCCGCAAGACGGACGCCGAAATCGCCAAGCTGATCGCCGAGACGGCCAAGATCAACGCCGAGGCTCGCTGGTATCCGATGCTGGTCTGTTCCGGCATCTTCGCAGCGGCCATCGGTCTGGCGAAGTATTTCTTCTGACGGCCTCAACCTGTTGGCAGCCGGTAACCCGCTCTCAAACAGCCGCCGATAGGCGGCTTTTTATTGCGCGAGAACAGCGCGGATTTAGCGCCGCGTGGCGAACTGCTCCGCTGCCCCGTTTATCTCTCCAGAGATGCCCGACAGACGGGCGAGATAGGCGTCTTTATATGCGCCGACATTAAAGAACATTGCGTCGGCCTCCTCATCTATGAAGCCCGGCTTCGACTGTTCCCATACGTGATTCAGCACATCCGGCTCCGGGTGCGTAGCTATTAGGACAGACAGAAGTTCCTGATTGGCCCTCATGGTCGCAGCGAGTATCGCTGCGAACCGGGTGAGCTGTTCGTTATCCATTTCCATCGTGTTTCCTTCGGATTAGGAGGCACGTCGATTCTACAACCACCGGAATCTACCAATGCGCATCTACGTGGCCTGCTTGGCCTCCTATAACAACGGCGTGCTGCACGGCGACTGGATCGACCTTGAAGGCATGGACGCAGACGGGGTGCGCGAGGAGATCGCGACGATCCTGCGCGAGTCGCCTCACCCCAACGTCACCGTGCCTTGCCCGTGGTGCCACGACCCTGTGCGTGACGTGCGGCCCCTCGGCATGACCTGCGAAGCCTGCGCCAACACCGGACACGTGCCCAGTGCCGAAGAGTGGGCCGTCCACGACTACGACGACCTTTCCTCGTCGTGGGGAGAGCATCCCGACCTGGACAAGCTGTGCGAGTTCGTCGAAACGCTGGACGAGCTGGACGATTACGAGCGGGAGGCGTTCCTCGTCTACCGTGACCACGAAGGCGACCACGTTGACCTCGATTCCTTCCGGGACGCCTACGCGGGCCAGTTCGATTCCTGGGCGGACTTCGCTGAGAACCTGATCGACGACCAGGGCGTGCTGCAAGACGTGCCCGCTGAGCTTGCCCGGTATTTCGACTACGAAGCCTACGGCCGTGACCTGCGGCTCGGCGGCGACGCCTACGAGGCCTCCGGCTTCTACTTCTGGAACCGCTAGCGCTTACGCCTAAGCGCCCTGCGCCAGTAGAGGTATGCCCTATGCGCCTTGGGTGATGCGTTCCAAAGGTGCATCACCAGACTTATGCCTGCGCACCAGATCGGGGTGTTGTCCATCAAGTCTTCCTTGGGATCGGCGCACCGCACGCCGCTCGCCGCCATTATATGCAGTGTTCCATTCTCGTCAACACATCGTTCTATTTTTGTAACGTAAGCCTTACGGCTGCGAGTCGCTGCCGCAATGTCCACGCGACTACTCCGTAACGGCTCACTCACCCTGGCCGCCGACGTTCGGCCTCGCTTACTGGGAGACCCCATGATTCGCAGAACCCACGCCGAGACACTGACCACCGCCTACGTTGCGATTGGCGCAGTGGAATTCCTGCACAGCCTGGACAACAAGGCCCGTACGACCCTCATCGATCGGTGCGAGGGGGAGTTCAAGTTTGTCCAAGAGTGCGCCGAGCAAGCCGTAACACTCGACCGGCTGGCCGACGCGGTAGAGGAGTGGCCGGGCGTTTACGCCTATCACGTCGCCCATCCATTCGGCCGCCAGTACGCCGAGGCCCTGGCGAACCATCGGCTGAGCGAGTCGCCGGTCGTCCCGAAGCCTAACCCGCTAGTGATCGCCCTCGCCGTGATGACCGAAGCCCTCCACTGAACCCTACAACATCCAGGTAACCACATGAATTTCATCATTATTCTGACCAGCATCCACGCCCGTCAGATCGGGCCTTTCCTCTTTCTTGAAGAAGAGTCCATGGTGCTGCACCTGTACGAACCCGCTTCACTAACGCAACCGAGTGTTCCGTGAGCAGGACAAAGCAGTCACCTCAAGGGCTTGGCCGAAAGCCCGGTCCCCGACCCTTCCGACCCGTCTCAACTTGTGAGAGACGCACTCCCCAAACTGGCGACGCCTTCCGAGGCACGAACGCGAGACTATCGAACGGGGGACGTATCACGAACTTGGTATGGGATGGTTTTGGTAGGGGGCTATTGGGTTTGACTTCGCTTGACGATGGTTTCGAGCGGGTGCATCTGACGCAAACACGTGATCTCTACGAGGAGGGGAATCTCGATGGGTAAGTGGCTAAGGAGTGGTGCTGTCAGATTTGCTCAACTTGCGTTTCTTCTCGCCGTTATGGGTTCCTTCATTACGGCAATCGTCGCGGTCGTCCTGCCATTCCTGGACTGATCGGCTATGAATTACGGCGTGCAACGGACGTGCGCGGCATCAACTTGTTCAATACGCTGTCGCCGGAGCGCGAACGGCTTTGGACGCCATCGGTGAACAAGTCAACGTGAAGCTTTTCGGCCAGCACATCCAAATCGTCCGTCCTACCCCATGGCAACGCGGCTTCTTCCGCGACCGCCCCTCCCCCAAACTGACCGTATACGGCCTGGGGCTTGTCCTGCTGTGTTTTGAGCGGCATGATACGCCCTGACCCTCGCGCAAACGGGATACGTCCCTGCGCCGCCATAGGAATAATCCATGAACTTGACGAAGCAAGAGCTGACCGAAATCCTCACGGAAACCCTGACCGCGTTTCGAGAGGAGTTCGACGGCGACATTACTGCTTCGCGGATTCTCACCTTGCTCGCTGTAAGCGATCATCCGGGAATGCAGCAGATTGACGTAGCCGACTACGTGAAGGGGCTGTCTGCTTCCGCGATTAGCCGCAACCTGGTGGACTGGGGCGACCACACCACCGCGAGAAAGCCGGGGCCTGGCTTCATTGAGCAGCGCCCCGATCCTATGTACCGCCGCCGTAACCTGGTCTATCCGACCACCAAGGCGCTTCATTGGCTTGAGCAGCTCACCGGCAGGATCAACGCAAAGCTCGGTAAGACAGCTCGCTAAAGCGCCATCATTCAACCACCGAACGCCCGGCTGAAAAGTCGGGCGTTTTTTATTGCCCGGAGTTATTTCCTATGCCCCTCCGCCTTAAAGGCAATACGCCGAAGGCCGGCGAGCCGGACAAGCGCTACTACATGATCGACGTGCAGGAAGGCCAGCGCCGCGTGCGCCTGTCCTCGGGCACCCGCAACCGCTCCCTTGCGGAGCAGAAAGAGCAGGCGGTCCTGGACGCCCTGCGCGCCGACCTGGAGGTCTCCGACGACGTCCTGCGGGCGTTGATCCGCGGCCAAGCCCGCGCGGCTCTGTTGACCACCACAGCGCGCCAGAAGTCCCGCACTTGGAAGGACGCTTTCACCGACGCGCTGGCCGACCGCAACGGCTGGGGGTCGCTTACCTCGGTCTCCTCCCTCCGCACCAACTGCCGGCAGCTGGCCCTCGCACTAGGGGACGACTTCCCTGTGTCGCGTATTGACCAGGCCAAGACGAACGAGCTGATCGACACGCTTCTGGCCCGAGGCAACAGCAAGACCACCGTCAACCGCAAGCTGTACGTACTGCTTTACGTCCTGCGCCGCGAAAAGAAGGCGGGCCGTTACCCCGCCGAAGTGCCTGAGTACAAGCCCTTCGACGAGCGCGAGTTCACGCGGAACTTCGTTATGTCGCCTGACGACGAGGCCATGCTCTTCCACCGAGTTGAGGCTTGGGACCGCCTCCCGGACGGTCCCGAAGGCGGACACCCTCGCGTGCGCGACGGCCACCACTACCGCGACCTGTTCGTGTTTCTGGTGGACGTAGGGTGCCGCCTAAGTCAAGCATTCAAGGTCCGCTGGGCTGACCTGGAGGTGGACGAGGGGACGACATTCGTGCGCTTTTGGCGCAGCGGGGAGCAGAAGGGGGGCAAGCAGCGCACCACGCCGTGTACGGCGCGCGTGGTGGCCGTCCTGGCCGGTCGCAAGGCCCTGGGCTGGGAAGGACCATTTGCGCGTCTCAAGAAGCGCCGCGCGCAGGTCCTGTGGGATCATGCTAAGAGCGGGACGCATCTCGAACACGAGCCGGACGCGGTGATCCACTCACTGCGGCACACCTGCGCCACTCGTCTTCTCCGCGCCACCCGCGACATCAAGCTCGTGCAGGAGTGGCTGGGGCACACCGCCCTCAAGACCACCGAGGGCATCTATGCGAAGGTCCTCGTCGATCACAAGCGGAGCGCACTTGAGGCCTTTGAGAAGGTCCTTAGTAGTCCTCGGGGCCGTTCACCAGCACCCTGATGGAATCATCCTTTCCCACCACCATCCCCCGCTCCTGTGCATAAGCGATGCCCGCCTCCGCCAAGCGATAGGAGTGGCCGTCCGCTGCCCGCAGCCAGCCGCGTGCGACTAAGTTCTTCAATGCAAGCTCAATGTCAGTGCGCGGCTGCATCTCTCCCTCTCGCGACAACGCATGTCGGATATTTTCCGAATGCATCCATGCGCCGTCTACGTAGCGCAATAGGCTGACCACCCTTATTTCTAACTCTGTCGGCTCTCGGCGTACCCGAGCTGGGGCTGCGGCGACGGGCATCTGCGGGCTGCGGTAGACGATGGCGAAGGTAAGGAAGGCGACGCCAATCATCGTGCAAAGAAGCCCCCACAGCGGCATCGTGATCGGCCCGGCAAGCCAAACCCCGACAACGGGTAGGAACTGGCCGCTCCAGGTGATCAATGAACCCGCCAAAGCAATCAAAACCCCTTCGACGATGCGCTGACTCGCCTTAGTCGCCTCTGCCAT